AGGAATTCTACGGCTAATCTTATTGGAGGAATTTAATTGCAACAGATCCACAATGGAACTCAACAAACAGTTTCATTAGAAATTTATAAGCAAGGTCAATTAACTAATGCGGATGGAGCTGTTTTAGTAAGCATAAAAGATGCAGATGACGGCACAGTATTGCTATCATCTGCATCAGCTACTAATGACCCACCTACAGGTAAATATTCTTATGAAATTACCCCAGACCTAACCGCAACTAATAGAGTACTTCAGACCACCTGGTCTTATACTCTAAGCGGAAAAAATACATCACAAACACAATTTTTCGAAGTTGTCACCCCATATGCTCTAGTCAGCGATATTGTTTCTTATTATAGAATTGGCACAAAGCCATCAGAAATTAATTATTCTTCACAAGAAGATATTTTAATAGCAGAACAAATTGCAAGAACTATGATTAATAACTACACAAGTTTAGATTTTGGCAAAAGATATGGATCTCAAGAAATATTTGGTTCTGGCGGGGATGCATTAGAATTAGTAGAAAAAATGCTTACTCTAGATAAAATTTATGAAAACGGCAGACTTGTATTAGATTATACAGCAAGTCCCGCCTATAATGCCTTTGGTTATGACGTAGAGTTAAGTCCTACTGGAAAAGTAGTAAGAATTGTAAATAATTTTAACGATGTCGTTTATGACAACCAAGTAGACCCAACTGTCTTATATTATGGCAAATTCAGGTCAAATGGGCGTTATGAAATTGTTGGAGAAATAGGGTACAATTATGTACCACAAGATATTAAACTTTGCTCTCTGTTGCTTGTGGGGGATTTATTAAGCAATGACGCAGCATGGAGAACAAAATATTTAAATAAAGTGACCCTTGCTGAAGTCAGCTTTGAATTAAGTGGCGGGGCTTTTAACGGTACTGGTAATGTCATTGTTGATGGAATTCTAGATCAATACCGTAATTATAATATTGTGGTGATTTAAATGCCTTTATTCCAACTTAATTCATACATTAATACCTTTATGAACATGCAATGTGATATCTATGTACAAAAAAATGTTCAATCTAATTCTGGTGCAATGACAAGAACATGGATATATGATAAAAGTATTGCCTGTAAAGCACTTCCAGTTCAAAATAAATCTGGTAGATCAATTAGTGATGATAAATCTTATGGCTCTGGAACAGAAGGATATCACGAAGATGTTCATGTTAAATTACAATCACCAATAAGATTAAGTAAACGCTGGAGAATTACAAACATTATAGCATCAGATGGGGAAAGGGTATTTGTTGAACCAGATAAAATTGATTTACAAGATACAATATTTGATATTATGTCAAATCACCCTGTTTTAGACCCATTTGGTAAAATTGCCTATTATGAAATTAACTTACGAAGGGCACAGGTACAAAATAATGATATCATTGCAGTTTAAAAATTTAAATGAAATAGGATATGAAATTGATAGAAAGTATGCTGGTATAGCAGAAATTATTGGTTCTAATTCAAGGACTCAAATTGCAAAAGCTGTTTTTACAATTACCACCAAAAAATTTATCAAGGATTTTGCTATAGCAGCTGGTGCAGATAAAAAGAAATACTTTCATATGTATGAATGGAATAATGTTGGAAATCCCGCAAAAAAACTTTATACAATAAGAAGAACTGGTGTTGCTGGAGGAAATCTAAGAATTAACATAGCTTATCTTAAATCAAAAACTCCTGTACCTATTGATCCAAGACTACTTGAACCTGGAAAAAAAGGAAAATCTGTTACAAAAAAATCTGTATTTAAAGATATGGCGGAAGTAATGGAAGAAGGTAAACCAGTATCTTTTACAACAAAACAGTATATAGCATTTGTTTTAAAGGGTGATGATAAAATTCATTTTGTTGGTCCAGGAAAAACAATAATAAATAAAAATCCAGGTGGCAGAGCAACAACTATGGCATTTGATAAATTTGTTGTTAAATGGTATGCAACAAAAGTTGATCCAGTTATTTTAAGTTCTGGAATGTATGATCAAATTGGTAAAGGTGTCACAATAGTTTTGAATAACAAAAAAGGCGGTGCAGTACAAGCAAGAGAAGCTATTCGTATTGTTACAGAAAAGTATGCACAAGGAGTTGTTGAACTATAATGGCGGATTACACTAATTTACCAGTATTTGATATTAATAATTATATTTGGGGAAATATTAAAAAAGACGGAATTCTTAATGAAAGCGATTATTATGTAGATGAATTATTAGATGTATTAACTCCTATTGTACCCGCCCAACAGATACCAGAATTTAACAATTTATTGCCTGGACAAACTTATTTAATTTATGATTATGAAGAAAAACCAAATATGGAAAATTGGTGGATATCAGAAGTTATTGCTACCTACTATATTGTTTCCCCAAATTATGATAAAATTAATCAAATTATGGATTACTTTAAAGATAATTTTCGTAGATATGATGATTCTGCAAAAGATTTAAACACTTGGTCTGGTAAATCTGGAGCATACAATTTTCATTATATTTATGTAGATAAAATTGTATCCCCACAACACTTTGCCTCAGAGGGCGGGTTTATGATGGGTGAAATACAAATATGCATTTCATATGCAAGAAATTTAGATCAAAACGGTAGATTCTTATAAGTTCGCTTTGAGGGTCTATTGTGATAAAATTAAAACGAGGAAGTGAAAATTGCCAATATTCTAAAAATGAATAGAGGTGAAAAATAAATTATGGCAGACGTAAAAAATATTTTAGTTGGTGCTGCACAAATCTTTGTATCAATTGGTACAGGAAATAGCCGCCCAACAACAACCGCATCAGGTCTTGGTTTTGCAGCATCAGTTAGTGCAAAGTCAACGCTTCTTGCTGCATCGGCAAGCTGGAGAGATGTTGGTTACACTAATCAAGGTCTTGAAGTTTCATACGAACCAGGTTACAATGATGTAATGGTTGATCAATTACTTGATGCAGCCAGACTGTTCAAGGCAACAATTAAAGTTCTTTTGAAGACAGAACTTACTGAAGGTACTCTTCAGAATATTAACCTTGTATTTGGTCAAGCTGAAACGCAGACAACTTACAGTGTTACAGGTTCAGCAGCAACTACAGCATCTGTACTTACTGGCTCATACGCTGGTGGTTCAGCAACAGGTTCAGCACAGCTTGCAATTGCAGCAGGTGCACTTGGTGATGCTCCAGTAGAGCGTTCAATTGTTGCAATAGGTAATGCACCTGGTAACATTTCTGTTTCTACAGCATCAAATGTTTCAGCATCAGGAGCAAGCAAAACAGAGCGTGTATATGTAGCTCGCCGTGTCGTTCAAATTGAATCATCTTCTCATGGTCTAAAGCGTGATTCTGCAACTGTATTCCCAGTTCAGTTCCGTTGCTTACCAGATGATAATGATATTTATGATGGCGCAGAATATGGTGTGATCATTGATCGTGTTTTCGGTTAATAATTAAATAATGCTTAAATAAATACCCTCCCAGAAATGGGGGGGTATTTATGTATTGAAGTATTTGTTTGGTATAATTCTAGTATAGAAACAAGGAGGTTGCTTTGGCGACAACAGTATACGATGTTGAGGAAATTCAACTATCAAATGGTGAGACACTGGTTATTAAACCACTCACAATTAAACACCTTAAGAAATTTTTAAAGGTAATGAAAAAGATGGAAGACCCATCAATTGAATCAGAAGAGCAAGTAATGGAAATCTTCGTTGAAGGTGCAATGGTTTGTTTGGAACAACTAAAGCCAGAACTTTCAGAAGACCTAGAGAAATTTGAAGAGGTTATCGAAGTTCCGACACTTATGAAAATTTTGGAAGTTGCTGGAGGCTTGAAACTGAATGACCCAAACCTAAGCGCAGCGAATCTAGTTGGGATCAATTAGATCTCGCTGAGTTAGAGTCAGAAGTTTTTCTTCTGGGTCATTGGAAAAATTATGATGATTTGGAAGAAAGTTTATCTGTTGAAGAACTTATTGCTACTATTAAAGCAATATATGCAAAAGAAGACAGATTTAATAAATTCCAAGCAGCTTTACAAGGTGTGGATCTTGATGAGCAATCACAAGAAGAAACCACATCTGATATTACAACCCTTACGGGATACAGTGCTACCAAAGCAGGATTTGGTATCGGTCTCGGTTTGGGATATGTGGAGGAAAAATAAGTGGTAAACCGTATTGACATTGAAGTTAGTGCTAGGGGTAATTTTTCCCAACTTAATGCTCAAATAGCGGAGTTAAAGGCTGCAGTTGCGGAACTGCAGTCTAAACCACTTTTAGGGGACACTGGAAAAGCAACTGCAGCACAAATTGCTCAAGTACAAACACAGTTTGATAAAATGCTTCTTTCGTCAAGAGCATTCAATGTTGAAACTGTTAAAATGTCTAACTCTATAGATAAATTTGGGGAAAGACTTCAAGCGGGACAACTGCATTTTTCTGATTATGCCCGACTTTATCGTCAAAATATGAAGGGTATGCGAACGGAACTCGATTCCTTAGCAGAGTCACAAGCAAGGTTAGCAAAATCTGTAGTTATTCCAGATGCATTAAGAACTGGATATGCAAGAGTTATAACTAATCTCACATCTGATATTAAATCATTAAATGCTGAAACAGAAATGACAGCAATTAAAACAAGAGAATTAAATACTGTTATTAATGGCATGGGTACATCTCTTGTTAATATGGGTAAAAATACACAGTGGGCTGGTCGTCAGCTTACTGTTGGTCTTACCGTTCCAATGGCAGCATTTGGTGCTATGGCTGCTAAAACATTTAAAGATGTAAATACAGAAATTACTAAATTACAAAGACTTTATGGTAAAGGTGTTATTGCTCCAACTGACGAAGCAGTTCAAAAGATATCAGATCAAACTATAGCTCTTAGTCAAAATATTGCTCAAAATATGGGTATTGCCCAAAAGGAAACTGTAAAGGTTGCTGCAAATTTTGCTGCTATTGGTTTGCAGGGAAATAAATTGCTTGGTGCAACAGAACAGGCTATGAAACTTTCAAAGTTAGGTGCTCTTACATCAGAAGATGCTCAAAGAACTGTAGTTGCAATACAAAATGTTTTCAAAGTAACATCATCAGATCTTCCAAATGCTGTAAATTTTTTAGCAAGTATTCAGAAACAAACATCGCTAAGTCTCCAAGATATTTCTGATGCAATTCCAAGAGTTGGTCCAATTATTCAACAACTTGGTGGTACATACAAAGATGCAGCAGTTATGATGGTTGCCATGAAAGAAGCTGGTGTCCCAGCAGCACAGTCTGCAAACGCAATTAAATCTGCTGTTGCATCAATGATTGCACCAACAACATCAGCATCTAAAATGTTTCAAGAATTTGGAATTAGTTTATCATCAATTAAAGATAAAACTGGTGGCAACCCTATTCAAATGATTGAAGCTTTACAACAATCAATGGCAAAATTGTCACCACTTGTAAAAGAACAATTAATTGAAAAACTTTTTGGTAAGTTTCAGTTTGCTCGTGTAACCGCACTTATAGAAAATTTAGGTAGAGCTGGAAGTCAAACTAAAACAGCATTTGAAGTTGCTGGAGCAACTGCTGGTCAACTATCAGCACTGACAAGTCAAGAAATGAAAAAAGCTACAGAATCTACTACTGGAAAGTGGCAAAGAGCTTTAGAAAGTTTTAAAGCAACATTATTACCACTAGGTGAAAAATTTATGAAATTTGGAACAACTGTTCTCAATGTATTTTCTAAAATTATGCACTTTTTGGATAAATTTAAACCATTAGAAAATTTATTAATTAATATTCTTGGTGGTGCTGCTATTATTGGTCCAATATTGATGCTTGTTGGTTTGTTTGGAAACCTTGCTGGTAATATTATTAAAGGCTTTAATTATTTCAGAATGTTTGGTCAAGGATTAAAAGATGGCGGAATTGTTGGTGGCGTTAAAAATATAGCAAACTTCTTTGAAATGATTAATGTTGAAACATTGGCATCTTCAAAAAACATGGATCAGTTTACAACATCTACAGAAAAAACAGTAGAAGCATTCCAATTACTTAATAATCAAATTGGCGTTATGACAAGAAGTCTTACAGAAATTTATTCTCGTAATAATAGGATGCCAATTATTATATCCCCGCTCAGGGAACAGACACTTGAACAATTACAATATGCAAACCCAATTTATGATAAAAATGCTGGAGCAACAATTGGTACAGAAAGACCACACATGTTTCCAGCAGCAAGAACATGGGGTGGATGGCTTTCAAATGAAGATAATATACAAGGATCCAATCCACAACTTAATGCATTTTTAGCAAATAAAGCTATGTTTCCAACAGTTAAAGATCAAGAAAATTGGATGAGAAAAGGTACATCAGAACAATGGGGTATGCCAGTTCCATCTTCTGGTCTTGCTGCACAACTTCAAAAAGAATATGGAAAAGAAGATGTGGTTTATGGATCAAAATTTGGCGTAACAAAAGAAGATGTGTATGCACGAGGATTTGAAAAAATTCAAGTAATTAGAAATAAAATACTTACTGGAGATATTGAAGCAGACTCTAAAGTTGCAATAGAGTTAGAAAAAATTGCTGCACTTCCACCAGAAGAACAAACAAAACAATTAGAATCTGTAATTAGCAAAGTTACATTTACTGAAGAACAATACTTCAAAAATTTAATTGAAAGTTTGGTTCAGCAAGAAGCTTTATTAAAAGCACCAGATGAAATGTTGAAATCTTTAGATTTGCAAGTTAAAGCAATCATGTCTGACCCCAATATTGAAAATAGACCAGCAGAAGTTGCAAAAGTTTTACAACAATTTAATTCAGACTTTTTATTACTTGGAGATACTGTTGTTTCAGATATCAATCAATATCGCACAGTAATTACAGAAGCAATAATGAATGCAAATTCCGCATTTGAGGCAGCAATTAGTGCAGTTGGATTTAAAGCTGGCATTGTTTCTCAAGCAGAACTTGCGGGAGGTATAAAAGCTGAGGCATTAGGTAAATTTGCTAGTATGGACAAGCATCCGCTAGAACAAGCTCTTATTTATACAAGAGAGGTGCCTAAAGGTTTTCAAACTGGTGGAACCATACATGCACAAGATGGAGTTTGGGTTCCAGGAAGCGGATCTGGTGACAGGGTTCCTGCGATGCTTGAACCAGGAGAATTTGTTGTTAATCGTAATGCTGCAAAACAGTATGGCGGATTACTAGAACATCTTAACTGGAATGTTGCTCCAAGATTTGGAACTGGTGGGGAAACTGGATTAGAATCACTTGGTGTAAAAGGATACATGAATGCTGGAAAAGTAGAAAATGGTCCAACTTATATTGCCAGAAATCTAGATAAAGCTTTAGGAAAAGAATTTATGAGGCTTTCAGGGGTGAAAAGTGTAGTAAGTTGGTGGGCACAAAACGAAGGTGTATCAGCTGAAACAAGTCATTCTGTTCTTGGAAATGCTGAAATGTTAAAAATGTTAGGTTTGGGAAATAGGGTTTATAGCATTTTTCAGCCAGGCGGATCATATTTAGGTCCAAAAGATTTAAATCAATTTTTTGGATTTTTTACTGGAGAATTAAAAGATACAGCAGATTCAACAAAAGAAGAAAAAATTGGAATAAAAAATAAAATTTTAGATAGTTTTCGTAAATCTGCAGACCCTACCGACTATGATACAATTCAACAAATTATTGATCGTGGAGCACAATCATTAACTTACGAAGAAGCAATAAGTAGTTTAAAGTTTTTGAAACATGCAGATCAAATGGGTTTGCCAATAAATAGATTTGGACCAATAAATCCAAAAATTGGAGCAAGCTTTTTAGAAATGTTAATTAAAGATGGAGAAAAATCATATAATAATAAAATTGCTACTTTAACAGCTGGCGCAGACCTTGCAAAATCATTTAGTGAAAGAAACGCAAAAGAATTAATAGAAAGTGGAAAAAGTTTAACAGACTTTCTTGAACCTGGAATAACATCAAAAGATGCGGTTAAACATTATCAAACATTGCAGGATGAAATTTCTCGTGTAATACCTAATGCATCCAAAGAAAATCTTTTTAATTTACTTGCACATAGTGAAAATATTATTGGTAATATTTCTAAATCTGGAAAAATTTCTCCAAAAACAAATTTCTTAGAAAAATTACTTAAAAAACCAAATTCAGAAACGGGTATAATTGAAGATTTGCGACCAACATCATTTACAAATTCTTTTATGCAAAATATTAGTCAAAGATCAAGAGCTGCTCAAATACTTGAACAAAATCAATTTGAAAGAATGATTGCGTCAGCGATGTTTGAGCATGGTTTTCAAAAAGGTGGCGGGATTCCAGGATATGATACTGGTGTAACTCCAGTACCAGGAATTAATAGAAATTTAAAAACAGAAGAACAAACCCAACTGCTTGCAGATTATATTAAACAAACTTTTAAAACATCAGATACATTTAAAGGTTTAAGGTCAGATTTTCTTTCAGCTGCCACTCCAGAAGACTTAAGACTTATAATGAGTGGGAATGGAGCCTATTCTTTATTAAGAAATCCAAAACTTGCAGATATGTTGCAGAAATATACGTTAACAAGCAAAGAGTCTTTCCTTTACCCAGGCATGATGCCTAGTACAAAATATTTTGATATTTTAAATACTCTTGGACCACAAGAAAGATTTTTATTAAGAATGGCGCAAAGCAGTATGGGGAGTTTTCAGCCAGAAGTAATGGTATCAACTAGCGAAAAATCTCCTTTATTACCATTATCTTTAGCTCAAGCAATTAAAGCACAAGGAAAGGAGATTGGTTCAATTGGTATTGTGCCAGAAGATTTAAGTTTAAGTCCTTATAGTGAAAAAATACTTATAAATATGATGAGAAGGGGTCTAGTAACTGAAGCATCGGCTGGGGTTATAGAAGGATATAAAGAACCATATGAAACTAATGACTGGAATTACTCAGATTCAAAATTTATTACAGAAAATTCATTATCATCTTTCTTAAAACAATTAGCAGCTAACAACTCTACAGTACCATCCTATTCTTCCTGGGGAACAAGTGCAAGGTTAAGCCATTCTGATGTAATACCTCGGATGGCAGAAAGTGAAGCAAGACTTACTCTCACAGATTGGTTAAGAAGTAATATTTTAGCTAAACAAAAAGGTGGCGGGATTCCAGGATTTACTGAAGGTTATACAGATTATTTAGGTCAAAAACTTACGGGTCCGTTAGGATATGCTGTTCAAAGTGGAATTACTGGAACATATAATTTAGAAACTAGCGAAGGTCCGCAAACAGCATATTTAAAACAAATGTTTGAGCCTGGGGTTTTTGACTATGGAGAAGCTCCAGTTAATAAAAAAGAAATGGTTATGGAAGCATTTCTTAATCAATTACAAAGAGGTTTAGGAGGATCTGAAGCTGCCGTAGATCAAGTATTTTCAAGACTTGTCGATCCATCTGGAGAGGGAGCACTAAAAGAAACTTCTGTTTTAAGATCAAAATTTTTAGAAGGTTTTAAAACTTTTAGAGAATCTGGACTATCAACATCAGTTTTTACAGGAGAGTTTAAAGGAAAAATTGATCCAAAACAAACACTTGAAAGATATATGGAATCATTACTTATTGGTAATGAAGATTTACACGATGAAAATTTTGGTTATTCTGGTAAGACACCAACTATAATTGATAGTGGAATAACTGCCATACACGATCTGATAAGAAATCATAAAGATAATCTTATACCAGAATCTGTACGCATAGGAAGCATGCACGATCTGAGCAAAGTTGCAAAAGTGTCAAAAGATTTACTTAAAGAACAAGGAATTAATATTGAAGATTTTAGTAAAGGTTATACAGAAACTTTAAGATCAAAAATTTCGGAAGAATTAATTCACAACGCACTATTAAGGGCAACTGGCGGAGTCCCCGAATTAATGACAATTTTTGACGATATCACACACAGAATTTATGGATCAAAATTTGTTCCAGCAATTACTAAGGTTTTGCATGCAAGATTAGACAACATGTCAATGTATACAGATCCTACAGATGCTTTTACAAGAAAACTTTCTAGCTATGAAAGCAAACCAGCACTTGCATCCGAACCAATGCTTGAACTTTGGGGAGGACCAAAAATACAAAATGGTGGAGTTTTAAGAGCACAAAGAGGTATTAATACTGCTTGGGTTCCAGGAAGCGGGGATGGAGATAAAGTTCCAGCCCTTCTTGAGCCTGGAGAATTTGTAATTAATAAAAAAGCAGCATCACAATATGGCGGATTACTTCAAGATATTAATTTTAATAAAGCCCCAAGATTTGCAGCTGGAGGTGGGTCTGGATTAAGTAGGGCAGAGATGTACCCATACTTTAGAGAAGCAAGAATTCAGGGTATGAATCCGCAAACTGCTATAGCAGCAGCCAGATCAGCTTCTGATATTAACGTACAAGCACAAAGAGAAATTTCTGCAATGCAAAAAGAATCTTTAACTGCAACTACTTCAAGGCAAATTGAGATTCAAGATATGATTTCGGCAAAGCAAAAAGTTTCTGCAGAAGCACAGGCAGAAATTTTACAAACATCTGCATTTAGAGTTTCCGCAATTGAAGAAGAAGCTGCAAGAGCACATGCTCAAATGTTAATGGATGCTCAAGCTACTGTTAGTACAGGTGGTTCTAGTGGTGGAAGATTTTTTAACAAAATGTTTAATTCAAAAGGATTTAAAGGTGGAATGACCACTATGATGGGTGGTCAGATGCTTGGAATGGTTGGAATGCAACTTGCTGGTAAAATGCAAGAAGGGGGAGCAAAAGATGCTGTAAATTACGCTTCTATGGGAGCTATGATGGGTGGCATGTTTGGACCAGCAGGAATTGCTATTGGTGCAGGTGCAGGTGCAGCTCTTGGATTTGTTACAAATGCAATCCAAAAAGAATCTGAAAAAATTAAAAATGAAGCAAGTGCATATAATGAATCTTTAACTTTAGGTTCCACAAGTCTCAATAATTTGGGATTAAAGATTAAAGATTTTTCAAATATTAGCTTTTTAGCAGCAACAAAAATGGGAACATCTGTTTCAGAAATTGATCGTTTTGCACAAGCATATGCAAATGCTCAAGATGAACAAACTAAAAATACCCTTGCTTATATTAAATCTTTGGTTGATGCAAATAATTCTGCAAAATTAGCCTCTTTTGCTCAACAAAAGTATAATACTGCAATTGCTGCAGGAGCAAGTCCAGCAAAAGCAATGGCAGATATTGCTGGAGAATTTAAGCAAGGTGGGGTAGGTGGCTATCTTTCTCAACAAATATTATCTACAATTGTAAAAACTAAAAATCCTATCCAAGCATTTTCAAAAAATCTTACAGCCCAGATAACAGGAGTAGATTTTGGAAAAAATGTGATTGACCCTACAGGTTATGTAAAAACAAAAGGAATGGCTGATTATTTTAAAAATATAGGTTCATCTTGGGGGGATGCACTTAAGAATGAATTTGATGTTAACAAACTATTTACAGATCCACTTAAATATGCAAACAATTTTATTCCATCAATCAGACAATTTGGTGCATCTTTTGCAGGAAGAAAAAATATTAAATATTCAGACCAAGCTCTTGAAAGAATAGCAAAGCAAGAGTCTACACTATTTCAAATAAATCCAGATAAAATGATAGCAGCTCAAAATGTTCTTTCAAAATCAAAAAAAGCTTCCGATCAATTTACATATAGTTTAATTAATTCTAGAAAAGGGTTTAACGCATTTAATGCAGAATTTACAAAATTAAATCCAAAAATTGGACAATACAATACTGAATTATCTAAAACTGGAGCAAATACTCAAAGACTTTATAATCTTACCGCAATGGTTTCAAATGGCTTACAATTAGACAAAAAAGGATATAATGAAGCAGCAAATAGTTTAAATGCATATAATATAGCTTTAGCAAGATATCATGCAATGCAAGCATTAGCAATAGGTGATAATAAAATGAATGCTATTGCAGTAAAAAGACAGTCAGAATATGACAATTCTGCATTATCTGGTGGAAGTTCTGGTGGAAGTTCTGGAAAATCAAATAAAATTCAAAAAGAAATAAATTCTTTAGAATCATTAAATAAATCAAGACAAAGACAAATAGATGCAATTAATAAAGAAATGTCGGATAGGCAAAAAGAATATGATCAGCAACAAAAAATTATTGATCAACAAAAAACACTTGCCGATTTAAAAAATAGTGCAGCTAGAGCTGGTGCATCTGGAGATTTAATTGCAATGGCAGAAGCACAAAGTAATTACAATATTGAATTGGCAAAACAACAAAGATTAAATGAAAAAGACAGGGCAGATGCAGCAGATCAAAAGAGAATTGATGCAATCAATGCAGCAATGCAAGCAACTCAAGATCAAATTGATAAATTACAAAATAAATTAAATTCATTTGGTTCTGCAGTTGCAAATGCTTTTAAACCACAACCATTAAAAGATTTTACTGGTGCAATGTCAACAATGGAAGAAGAAATAAAAAATCTTGCACAATCTGGTTTATACAAAGACATACCATCTTTAATGAAAGCTTCATTAGCAGATCCAACGCTTAGAGAATTAATAAAAAAAGGACTTTTAAAAACATCAGATATAGCTAAATATTTGGGCATAGACAAAGATAAACTTCAAAAATCATTAACTGAAGCATTTAATGCCATGACACAAAAAGGTATTCCAATAAGTGGATTTAAATTAAAACTTATATCCGATAAAACTAAAGGTATGGCAAGTGGAGGCATTGCAAGATATGCAATTGGAAGCGTTGGTGCAATTACTGGTCCAGGTGGACCAAAATCAGATTTAATTCCCGCCATGCTTTCAAATGGCGAGTATGTAATTCAAGCATCATCTGTAGGTAAGTATGGAATACCAATGATGGATTCAATTAATGCTGGTACATATATGCCTAAATATGCAACTGGTGGTATAATGAAATCATACAATATTGGTTCTAGCAGTAAAGAACATTCAGTTGTAAATTCCCCACAATATAATGTTAATGTTGTGGTAAATGGCGCAAATGCAAACGCTGATGAATTAGCAAATAAGATTGCGATGATGACAAGAAGAGAAATGGAAAGTATGGGTTCTGGCAGGGGGTTTAATGTATAATGCCTTATTATAATTCAAATGCTGGTATATCATTAGCACTTCAAAGTGCATCATCAACATTTTATGCTCTAACAGATCACAATAGGCAGCCGATGGCATTTGACTATGACGTTGTTGAAAAAGCATCTAGAATGGCAGATGGAACTATGAGAAAATTTGTTATTGCTAGAAAAAGAAAAGTTGGAGTATCTTGGAATGATCTACCTTCAGGAACATTCCAGCCAAATAATGGAACTAGCCAAGGATATACAATGACTGTAGATGGTAATTTTGGCGGGGCTTGGATAAAAAATTTCTATGAAACAAATATGTTTAAACCAATATATGTAAAAATAACACATTCACAAGACAGTGCCAGTGCTACTTCTTCAACCACTTTCTATTCATCCCCATCAGCATCGGGCTCTGAGTATATGTGGGCTTTTATATCCAATTTTTCCTATGAAGTAACTAAGCGTTTTGAATTTACAGATTTAGTAAATGTAAAAATAGATTTTACGGAGATATAATGCTTGGAAGTTCAATTACACAACAATTATTTGCATCTGCCAATTCTATAGCAGTTATTCCTAAACTATGGACAGAATGGAATTATAATGCTTTTATCCAGCCATATGTAACAACATCATCTAGTGCTTCAAAGATTTCTATTAATTATAACTCATCAGCAGCATGGACTCCACAATCAATAGACAGTATTGTTAATGGTTCCATCACATATGGAACGGCGGGAACTGGAATTGATAAATCTATAAATGCTTCATCTACTCCCATTGCTTTTATAATAAATAAAAAACTTGCCAATTCTTCTTCAGTTACTTCTGGCAAAATTATGACAAGTTTTAGTTCTTCTGCAGTAACATTTTCATCTTCTGCAGCGGGAAATTTTAATAAATTTATATTTTATGTAAAAGTTGGATATATGAATCATAATTATGGTCCTCCAGCTCAACAAAAATTTACATCAATATCTTCATCACCAGTAGGAACAACATCTGTTACCTACAGAATTGCAGGAGTTAATTCAAGTAATCAACATGTTCAAAACCCACTAGCATTACCCGCTAGTACTGTTTTGGTAACATCTACATCATCGGTAACAATGTCTTGGACAAATACAACAACACCAAACCATTCTAGTTCTTATAAAATTTATAAAACAATTTTGGGTGTTGGCAATGCAAGTGCAACACACTATGTAACAACAGTCAATTCACCATCCTATGTTGATTTAAATCCAAATAGTTATCCAGATGCATATACTCCAGGAACATATTCAAATGACATTTTTATATCCCCAGAAATAGTTGCCCTTGACCCCAGTGGAAATACTGTTCCGCTAGATGTATTTATTAAATCTACAGATTTTTCAACTGGTAAATTATCAAATATTCAATCATCTGTAGAAGCAACTGTAGATGTTTGGAAGAGGGTTGAAGTTTGGTTTGGAACTCCAAAAGATAGTGATGATGGTTATTCTCAAATTTATATGAATTTGAATGCGGTTGCAGAATATGAAGGAGCCGTATTTTTGGTATCTAATATTGAATTATATCCAATAACCGAACAAGATTTTTATTTAACTAATTATTATCCTACAGATTCATCATTTTTACCATTTAGACCTGGAGAATCATTATTAAACCCATTACTTCCAAGTTCAGATAAGGTAATTAAGTCAGATTCTTATACAGCAAGTGTTACAAGACCCATAACTTTTGCTATTAAAAATACACAAACGTATTTTGCCAAAGATTTATTAACCCCACAAATGCAAATGTTGCCAGCAATGGATGATAAGTTTACATATTATATTTCTTCTTCTAAAGAAAATTCAATTAGAGCACAATATAATCAATATTTGTCTATTAACAAAATTGTATTAAAATATGTCAATACAATTTCTCAAATTAATTCTGGAAGCATGCTAATATACACAGGTTCAAATAATGATGTAACCAAAATAGCACTTCCATCTGCATCTTTAAACAGCAACGGCTTGACTGTTTTATATTATAATGGATCAAATTGGTCAACAAGTTCTTGGACTTCCCCACCACAATTAACTTCAAGCGGAACATTTCAAAATGTTTTAAATAATGTTAGGGGTATTGGTTTTGTAGCAACATCATTATCGCAAAATTCTAATTTTACCAATACAAATGTATCTGGAGATGATTTATTAAAAATGCATGTTGTAGAACTATCTCCAAGATTAGAGCTAGATCTTACTCCAATTTTAGAAAGTTTTAGTGTTAAGTTAGATTTAACTTCTCCAAATAACAATGGTTTTCCTTTGTCATATATAAATTCAAATTCTGGAACTGTAGAATTAAGTAATATTCCAGTTTATCAAAACAATACAATTGGATCCACCATTTTTGAAAATATGTCTGCTAGTTCAGCATTTAGTAATTTGTTGCGACAGGGAGTAAAATTTAATTTATTTTTAGAATCTCCATCTTTTCAGCCAGATCTAACAGAAAGAGTTCCACAACTTTTAATGTATTCTCATTCTTGGGGAATCAATGACATTGATAAAGTATCAGTTGAATTGTACGATGTTACAAAAATTTATCATGGAATGGAGTCTCCAAATTTTGCTTGTGAAAGAAGTGATCTTTTTAGTATTGTAACTACACTCTTAAATACCGCTGGGTTTAGCGACTACGACTATGACGGATTATATTATGTATGTAAATCTTCTACAACAACACCTAGTTTTTGGTACGATGAATCAAAAGCTGTTATGGAAAATCTTCAAGATTTATTTATTTCTCATCAAATAGGTGCTTGGATAGATGAATACGGAATGATGAGATTTAAGAGTCTTGGAAATATTATTCAGCAAATAAATTCATCAGAATTTATTCCAAATTTTGTAATAACCGATGTTACTAGAAGCAATGTTGGCTCATCAAGTTTAACGTATATTGCTAATATTATTCCAGACACATTCTCTGAATCGGTAGGGGAAAAAGTTGGTAAAATACAATTAAAATATAGAACACCAAAAGACTTTGATAGTGCAGATATAGATTCTAAAAATAGTTCTAATTCTGCTGGAGAAACTTGGTTTTTAAATTCAGAATCTTATCCACAGGTGTGGAAAGAAGAATCAAATGCTAGCTTGGCAAATTTTCCACTTAATAAAACACTAAGTATTTCAGACAACTTTTTATCATTTAATCCAAATATTACATTTGTTAATCCAAGAAAAAGTATTGGTTCATATACTGGAGAATTAATGATTGGTTCAGAAATAGTTGGATATTCTGGTATGGAGTATGTTTTTTATCCAATAGGATTAACATCTACATATTTAACAAAAATAATTACTGATGAGTCAGATATTGCTAGAGCAATTGAAGAAATTAAAGATATTTATACTAAACTTGGAAGTCCAATTACACAAGTAGAATATCATCCAACTGGAAGGCTGGTCGGACTTAAAAGAGGTAAATATGGAACAACTCCAGCAATACATAAAGTTGCAAAAGACACAGCTGACTTTAATTATAAATCATATTCCATTCATAATACAAGCTTATCAAGTGGCAAAGGTACATGTGGTTTAGATAAATTAGGTTTATTTTTACAAGCTTCCGCAAAAGATGAATATGTAATGTTATATCCTAAAACAACAAAAGGTTCTGGACATAATTTATTTGCAATAGATTTTACCGTATCAATGCTTTCAACAAAAAGATCAGCTCATACCGACACAGTAAGATATAAAAAAATACATAATAAATTAGTTAAAGATAAAAATGGGAAAATTGTTAAAAAGGTAAAAACAAGTGCCTATACAGATTATCATAATGTAGCGGTAGGAATATTCTTCAATATGAATGGAACCACAGTTAATGGAACTGCAACAAATGCTAAAGTATTTAGTGGAAGAGACGCAACTCATTTTGTTGAAATTAAATCCGTACAAAATAATTCAGGAAAAAGGCAAGTTTCATATCTATTATCATTTTATTTTATAGCTGGAAAAACTTTAAACTATATTATTAAAGATTATCCAGTATCTAATGTATTTGACGGCATTCAACATCGTTTAGCAATTTATATGCAAGGAGATTCAGTTTCAATAGCAGTGGATGGAGAAAGAATTTCAAGAGCATCAAAATATTATGTTACAAATAGATTAGGAAAATCTGTATCAAATAAACCATTTTATAATCAAAAAGGTACTAATTTTGGAGCATTTATTAAATCTTTAGAAAATCAATCGGTAAAAGTATATATTGATGAAGTTTATGCAGATTACGTTGGAACAGAATCAACTGGTAGAACTTTATCAGCAGATGAGTACCCTATTGAATCAAGATATTATTTTACATCTAAAGTATTTTTAGATAATATTGTCAAAGGATTTGCACAAAGAAAAAATTATTATCTTTATCAGTCATTTCCTCTTGCTTTAGGGTTTAAATTATATGATGTAAAACATTCTCTTTCGCCAATTAGACCTTTCTCCGCAAAAATTGTTCCAGTTAGATATGGTTCTCAAGCAGTACCAAGTAAAACAAATGAAAAAATTAAAGGACTTGGACCAGTATATGAGAGAGATATTTCTTATTCTAGCTTAGATTCTACTCCATTTAGATCTAGATTTGCTGTTGTTAATAACTCTGATGAATTAGTTATTCTTGCATCTACCACTGATTCTCAAAGCCACGAACCAATTCAAATTTGGTCAAACTATCAACTTTTAACAGATGTCAAATTGTTAGAAAGAGTTGTAGACCCAAATTATTCTTTAACTATTGATTTAGAAACAGATTGGGTTGCTTCACAAGCAGAGGCTCAAAATATTTTAGCACTGTTAGCAAAATCAACAAATACATTTTATTCGGATATTTCGGTTTCAGTTTTTGGAAATCCATTAGTTCAAGTTGGAGATTTTGCACAAATTACATACGGTTTAAAACGAATTGGATATAACCCAACAAGTCCATCTTTTTCTAATCCATTAAATTGTATCATTACTTCTGTAGATAAGGGATTTTCTGGCGGGGTATCAGAGACAAAATTGACTCTAAAACCCCTAATAATATCATAAATGGTATAATATAATAATTGGAGGATAAATGACAGTTCAGAAACATCATAATAAAAAGAAGACAAAAAAGACTCAAAAGTATACTAATCCTAGTTCTATACCTAAAAAGAAAAAAACAAAGATCACCAAAGATGATCCAAGAAATACAGATTTAAATAAAGAACAATCTAATGAAATTTATGATATTGTGGATGATGACTATACATCCAGTCTTGATGAAATAGATATTTCTACTGATTTTTGGGATGAAAATAATGATCCAGATTCTTATTATGATATTGATGATGATCCAGTAATTGCTACCCCAATAGAAACTATGAGTGATAATTCTCTAGATGCAACACTCTCAGCCCCCACAAATTTGTATATTGATCCAAACAGTTATCAGCTAGAAAATAATTCAGCAAATTCAGATGGGTCTGTCAGATGGGTAGCCTATCTGTATTTTGATGATGTTGAGGGTGCTGAGTCCTATGAATATGTTTTGAATGCGAGTGCAAAGTGATAAAAGGTAAATACGTTTTTAAATCTAATGGAGAAATAATTGCAGAAAAAGAAAATATTCTTACTGCAAACGGAATTGATATGATTAATAGATTCCTATCTCAAGGTGTCCAAGATTGGGCGGGAACTGTTGTAGTTGGTTCACTTTATACAACAACAGCATCTACAGATACAAAATTAGCCTATGAAGTAAGTAGGTCTCCAGTTACATTAAAATTATATTCTCCATCTGGAACATATATCAATGGTGCTGTAAGTGGCTCAAATCAGATTATTTTAAAAGCAAGCCTTGACCCATTACTAAGTGCATCCATTTATGAAATTGGAATTATTCCACAAAATTATTTTCAAGCAAGCATTAAAGACAACTTTTATATTTCTGACTTTTCAGAAGTATACGGAACATCTGGCTCAAGTAGTTGGCAAATTGGTTCATCTAGCCTTAATATGAATTTATCGGCAAGTTCAAGAGTAGGTTCATATAATGTTGGAGTAACCACATCTGGTACAATTTTTAAGTCGGGATTTGGAATAGATTTAAGCAATTTCAACACCAGCGATTATCTGCAAATGTTGTATTATTTACCAAACGCAACATCTAGTGCCCTAGTCAATTTTATTTTTACAGATTCATCGGGTAATACTTGGACAACACCAACAATAACATTAAACCCATCAGCAAGTGGATATTATTCTGCATCAACTATTCTAACAAATAGTCCAGCAACATCATTTAATTATTATGTAGATACGGTTACTGCAAGCTTTGCCAATGTAAGTGGATCTGTTTATTTAGATTCCCTCAAATTAATGGGTGGGGATACAAAAACCCCAGAAGAACAATTAGTTAGTAGAACATCATCATCGGCAGCTTTAGTTATAACTAAATATGGACAGCCAACAGAAATTGAATACTACTTGACGGTGACATAATATGGGTTCATTATTATTAAATAAGCTTCAACCAGGAAAAACATACACAGTGCTTGTCAGAGCTTTAGACTCTGATGGAAATAAATCTGCTAATTCAGTCACATATACTTTTACTACTCCAACCGCAAAACTTGATGGCACACAGCTAACATCTACCAACACAACAGTTGTTACAGCATTGGCAAATGATTCTGCCTGTGTTGTTGGTGGAGCACTTACTGCAGGTGGTTTAGATGCAAATGGATTACTTTATGCTGGTAGAACTAATCTTGCTAGTATTTGGAATTCAACTTCGGCGGGACCAGTAATAAGCGCATCTCTGACAGGAACAGCAAGTGCTGGAGCAGTAATTATAAATAGCACAGGTATTCTTGGATATCAATTTAGTTCTGCATCACAGAATGCGGGACAAGCACAATTCTTACTTAACACTGCTGATGGAAATGCTTATTTTAGAGGAACAGTTTATGCTAAAGCGGGTCAAATTGGAACCAGTTCTGCAAACTCTTGGTACATTGGTAACTATGATGCAAGCAATGAAAATTCTCATGGAATTATTTCTACTTTTGGTCATGTTGGTAGATCAGAATTGCCACCATTTAATGCCTACGGAGCAGAGTTAGACTCTGAGGGATATTTAGAGTTATATAGTCCAAGTAAATATATTTGGATCGTTACTGGTGCAAGTTCTTCTATAGCTTCAGGAAATACAACTATTACATATAGCGCATCTACATTTGTAAAAACTGCAAGTGGAGCTGTAGGACAAAATTATATTAGAGTTACTCCAGAAATGTACATGTATCTTGGCAGTAAAATGAGAGTTTATGGAACAGGAATCCCTGCAAATACCTATATAACTAACGGTTACGGTGGACAAACTGCATCAGGATATATTATCTATATAAACAATAATCTAACAGCAAGTTTTTCAGGAGCTTCAATAACATTTGGTCATCCATTTTTTCTGGGAGATAATGTTATCATAAATGGTTTTTCAAATAGTGATTTTAACAAAAATGATTTTGAAACTGATGTTACTGCTACAACAAGTGTTAGTTTTACGGTAGGTGGTTATTTTTCTTTTACTGCATCGTCAAGTGAATCTGCAACAGCATCCGCATCCTATCCATCAATGAATTATGGACTAGGTGCTTATATTGAAGATTACGGTCAAACTTCTCAAAATTTAAGTAATCCTGGAAATTTAGCTCCACCATCAAATGGTATTTATTTTAGAAATGGGCAGGGATATACTGGTACTGCAATTCCATCATCAGGAACAATTTACCTTAGAGGATTCAATAGCCTTGAGAATGTTTCTTCTGCAGCAGTTACAGTGGAATCAGATAATACATCAATTGCATCCCTAACTGATACTGGAACTCTTAATATATATAGTGGAGTAGCAGAAACAAATACATCATTTTTTGATACTACAAATGCAGCAAGATTATCATTTGATAATAACACAATTCAATCAACAAGCGGATCAAATGCAGCAACCCTATATATAAATCAATTTGGTGGTAATATTGTCTTGGGGTATGGAACATCCTCCGCAAACAATTCTACTGTTTATTCTCCAGCCATTAGATATAATGAAACTGTTACAACCGCATCAAAGTACCCGCTTTACATCCTGCAATCTGGAACACCCTATATATATACCTACACATCGCATTTTAGAAGTAAAAATAATATTAATTCAATATCTAACTATACAGAACTTTCTAAAGAAATTCCTCTGGAAAAAGTTTCTGAAATAAGATCTTATAATCCGTTTAAAATTTTAAATGTTTCTCCAGTTTCCTTTAATTCTGTATTAGATACAGATGATAAAGATAAGTTAAATATTGGATTTATTGTTGAAGATATTGCTGAAAAGGTTCCAGAACTATCTAGTATAAATGAAGATGGTGAGGCTGGTATGTACAATTTAGATGGAATTGTAGCATCAATGCTGGCGGTAATACAAGATCAACAAAAAACAATAGAAAATTTAGAACAAAGACTTGCACTATTAGAAAATAAATAGTATACTTACATAGACAATAAAGGAGATATAATGTCAGAACAAAATGAATTTGTACCAGA